GGCTGTTACGCCTTGGTTGGTGCTGAAAAAGACCGGAGCATTGGACATGCCCCGGCCTAGTTAACGGGAGGAACTGCGACCCAGCCCGCCGAAGCGGCCAGTCTTGCATGATGTTCCGGCAGGCAAGGAGAGTGGGCCGGGACGATTGGGGGAGGTAAACCAATCGTCCCGACCTTCCGCATCAGCCGAAGGGGGATCACGGCGAGCGAAACTGAATTGATGGGGCGTCATTCGTCCCGCCCCTGCCGGATCAGTGCCCAGACAGTGACAGCGGCAACGAGGCAGAGAACGGCGCACACGCTTATGACGATGCTGGTGATGGTCATGCTATTGCCTTCACTCTTTTGCCAAACACATCGGGGCGGAGCTTTTCGCGCTTGATGCCAGTGAACTTTGCCACGTCAACGACGCGCTCTGCTGGCACCCGTTCCCATTGCGTAACAGCGCCAGGATAGACCTTGAGATATGCCGCCAGCGCTGAGCGGCGACCGCGTTTTTCGTTAAACCATGCGATGAGGTGTTCCATGCCCTCATTCTTACGGGTGGATAAAATGCTAGTCAAGGTGAAAAAAGATGTTGACGGTGTTTTTCAGCCGTGCTTAATAGTGGTCATCGAACGCACAGCAAGGGGACTGAGAAATGACCAAGCGGATTGTAAAGATTGTGTGCAAGGCCTTCGGGCTCCCGGTGCCGACAAAGTACCTGCCGGGCCGCGTCGTGACATTCACCGCCGCCGAACTCGCCTACCTCAACAGCGCCTACGACCAGAACACGGCGGGGCAGTGGTGATGGGCTGGGATAGCGAAATGGAGCAGGCATTCCAGCCAGACACGTTCATCGTCCCATGCCCGCATTGCTTTGAGAGCAGCGGTTACGTCTGGGAACACGGCAACGACTGGAACAGCGGGCCGTGGTCACACCAGACCAACATCCCATGCCCGAAATGCGATGGCGCTGGCGTCATCCTGACTGATGGCACTGAACAGAACAACGAGGCCGCGTGATGCACACCACCCGCTACATGATCATCGAAGACGGCCAGCCTGTGGACGGCTCCATCCTCAAGAAGCAGGGCCTGTTTGACGCGCTGCCGTTTGCCGACGAGGACGCGGAGATTGTGTCGTTTGACCTCTCCGAAGTTCTCAGCCCTGAGGGCGGCTCCACACCCATGCGTCTCTGCACAGAGGACATCGTCACTGAATGGTGGTCCGCAGACGGCTCCCGAGATGTCTGGGAGCGTGTTGTTGCTGGCAAGAGCATTGGTCTGGCTTCGCGGTTCTTCTCCGATGAAGTCGCGAAGATGGAAGCGAGGGCAGCATGAGCGCGGAACGTCCACCGCTGCCTTGCCCGTTTTGCGGCGGGGATGCTGTCCACAATGACGGAGGCCACAGCGTGTTTGGCCGTCTTTGGTGGACTGTTGGGTGCCCAACCTGCGGCATCTGGTTCTCTGACAAAGAACGGTGGCAGAGGGACAATCCCGGATACCTCGACCCGGCCTATCCGCCGAAGCACTGCTTCGCTGACTGGAACCGCCGTGCGGAGGCGTCCAAATGACCCGCAACGGCGACCTCTCAGACCTCTCCCTCGTCATCTCCACCCTTCTTGTTCTCATGATGGTTGTCGGGGGGATGGTATGAACTGGAACTTTGACATTGCAGCCGCACCGCGCGGGAAGACCGTCGCTCAGGAGCGCACGATCAAGGACAAGACCGTTCTGGTAAATGTGTTCCAGCCCGACAAGATAATCGTCGCTACCAAGTGCGGGCAGGTCTTCGGCAGTCGCTACCTTCCCGAGCCGGACCGTTGGGAAGGGCTGGCAAAGGGCGAACAGCCGGTTGCTTGGATGCACTGGCCCGATCATCCGGTGTCGGCATGAAGCCCCTCCCCTACACCCCCGCAATGCTGGCGGAAGTCCGCGCTGCAAATCTCCCCAAGCTCTTGGCTATTGCTGAGAGCGTGAAGAAGGCGATGAACAAATGACAGTGCAGCCCATTGAGCGCGAATTGACCGCCTTGCCGGTTGTTGAGACGCCCGCACACATGACGCCAATGCAGATGGCATACAGCTTGATCCAGGCTGGTGCAGACCTTGGCTCCGTCAAGGAAATGCTGGCGATGAGCCGTGAGCTTGCCGCTGAGCAGGCGCGGCAAAAGTTCGATGCGTCCATGTCTGCGGCCAAGTCGGAAATCACTCCGATCATCAAAACCGCGACCGGCCACAACAACAAAAAGTATGCCGATTTTGCCTCGATTGCCAAGGCGGTTGACCCCATCATTTCGCGGCACGGTTTGTCCTACCGCTTCCGCACTCGGCAGGATGACCGCATCCATGTGACCTGCGTCCTTGCCCATGAGGCGGGACATGCCGAAGAAACGACGCTGGCGGGGCCTGCGGACGCCACAGGCAACAAGAACGCCATTCAGGCTATCGGCAGCACCCTGACCTATTTGCAGCGCTACACGCTCATCCAGGCGCTTGGGCTTGCGGCTTCCGAGGATGACGACGGGCGCTCGGCAACCCAACTGGATGACGGCGAGCTTATCAGCAACGAGCAGCGGGACGCCATTCTGACCTTGATTGACGAGGTCGGCGGGTCGGTCGGCGTGTTCTGCAAATACTTCAAAATCGAGGCCATCGCCGGGCTTCCGGCCTCGCAGTTCAAGCGGGCGGTTGCCGCTCTCGAAGCCAAGAGGGCCAAGTGATGAGCCATACCTACAGCTTTGCGGACTTCTTGGCTCGGTCCACAGACCGGGAGTTCGCTGACACAACGCTCGCCAAGGTACTGGCCGGACTACCCGAATTGACCACTTCCGGGCCTTGGATAGCGGGCGGTGCCATTCGACGCACTGCACTCGGGCAGGAGCCAGATTCGGACTTCGACTTCTTCTTCCGCGATACGGACAGGCTCGCTCTGTGGGCAACCGAACTAGAGCAGCGGGGCTTCACTCTGTTTCGGGAGACCGAGCACCACAAGCACTATCGGGGGTACATCCCCGGCGACCCGATGATGCGGGACGTTCAATTGATCCGCTTCGCGTTCTACGGGAGCGCGGAAGAGGTAATCAACAGCTTCGACTTCACCATCTGCCAGTTGGCATTTGACGGCACTAACTTGACCGTTGGCGACCACACGCTCTGGGACTTGGGACGCAAACGGCTGGCGGTGAACCGTATCACTTTCCCGGTTTCCTCAATGCGACGGCTGCTGAAATACACCCGGCAAGGCTTCTATGCCTGCAACGGCGCTTTGAACGCGCTGCTCCGCGCCTCTGTCGAGAACCCCGAACTGAGAACGGATATCGCCTATGTCGATTGATCTTGTACAGGGAACCGATGAATGGCTGTCCATCCGCTTGGGCAAGGTGACAGCCTCCCGCGTGGCCGATGTGATCGCGCGCACCAAGACCGGCCCATCGGCCAGCCGAGCCAACTACATGGCCGAACTGGTGGCCGAACGCCTCACCGGGGCCAAGGCCGAGTCATTCTCGAATGCCGCGATGCAGTGGGGCACCGACCAGGAGCCGGAAGCGCGGCTGGCCTACGAGTTCCGCACCGATGCAGAGATTGAGTTGGTCGGTTTCCTTCCGCACCCCTCAATCGTCATGAGCGGCGCAAGCCCTGATGGGCTGGTGGGTGATAGCGGGCTTGTCGAAATCAAATGCCCGAACACGGCAACCCATATCGACACGCTGCTGACTGGAACAATCCCCGGCAAGTACGAGACGCAGATGCTTTGGCAGATGGCGTGCACGGGCCGCGCGTGGTGCGACTTCGCCTCCTATGACCCGCGCATGCCGGTCGAAATGCAGCTTTTCGTCAAGCGGTTCAACCGTGACGCGGAGCGCATCGCAGAGCTTGAGGCCGAGGTTCGCGCCTTCCTGACTGAACTAGATTCCACCGTGGCATCGCTGACGCGCCTCTATGGCGTGCGTGAAGCCGCCTAACCAGTTTCTCCCCCCAAGGGCGACCGGGCACCTAATAAGACCCGGTCGATAAATTCGATGACCACCACAGACCTCAAGGCAACGCTAGAAGCATCGCTGTTCATCACCACGACGACAAAGCGGATTGAGAGCGCAAAGACCAAGGCCGAACTTGCGTCAATCGCAGCGGCAATGGATAGCGCTGAGTTCTATGCTCTGCCGGAACATGCAGCGGAGGAGTTGGCCTACCAGTACTCGCTACGGCATTTCACGCTGTCGGGAGCGGGCGCATGATCATCGGACCAATCGACCCGGCATTTGCTTGGGGGATCGTCATCCCGTGGTACGGCGGCGGGCGTGGCCTTGCAACTTCAACGACACCGACGCGCCTGGAACTGATGAAGCAGTTCGGCGTGTACTTTGATGAGGATTGGCGCAAGGGCTGGAAGAAGGCATATCGCAGAGGGTACCGCGCCGTTCGCGTCCAGATTAGCCCGGCATTCGGTGGCGACAGATGAGCCGCGCCACCGTCATCCTGGCAAGCCTTGCAGAACGCCAGCGGGTCGCTGATTGGGCAATGAAGGCGCCCCTGAACACTAGGGTGGATTTCAAAGCCCCGAAGCGCTCGCTGCCCCAGAATTCGCTGCTCTGGGCGCGGCTGACGCAAGTTGCTCTTGAGGTTGAGTGGTACGGCCAAAAGCTCACAGCCGACGACTGGAAAGACATGTTCACGGCATCGCTGCGTAAGGCGCGCGTTGTGCCTGGGCTAGATCCCGGCAGCTTCGTCCTCCTTGGGCTGCATACTTCTCAGATGGACAAGGACGAGATGGGCGCATTGCTCGATCTGATTGACGCCTTCGCCGCAGAACGCGGCATCACTTTTGCGGACATGGAGAAAGCGGCATGACCGACATCATTTGGAAGGATATCCCCAATTGCCCCGGATATCAGGCCAACGCGGAGGGTGAAATTCGCAGCCTGTCAAGGAAGGTAAAGTGTCGCGGCGGACTTCGGACAATACGCGGATGCGTTCTTAGGCCGTTCATAGCCAAGTCAACCGGCTATGTCCAAGTGGCTATCTTCAGGCGCAAACACAACGTTCATTCTTTGATCGCAGCTACTTGGTGCGATGGTCGCTTTGATGGCTCAGTCGTAGACCATGTGAACGGCAACCGACTGGATAACAGGGCCTGCAACCTTGAATGGGTTACAATGTCGGAGAATACCCGACGCAGCTACGCCCTTGGTCGCGTAGGCCCGTACCTCGGGAAGTTTTCTGCCGAACACCCAACCTCTAAGGCCGTTATCGCTATTGACCTGATAACTGGAGCCGAACTCCGGTTTGATGCCGGTCTTGATGCTGTGCGCCAAGGCTTCGATAGCGCAGGTATTTCACGCTGCTGCAATGGTCTAAGCAGGTCTCATAAGGGTTTTGCATGGCGCTTTGCTGAGCAGGAAAGCGAGGCAGCATAATGGTCGCGTTCAACTTTCAGGCGCAGTTTGTTCCCGACATAGCGAGCGGCAAGAAAACCCAGACTATCCGCCGCACCGCCCGCGCTAAGGTGGGCGACCAGTTGCAACTCTACACAGGGATGCGGACGCCTGCTTGCCGAAAAATCGTCACTCCAGATCCGGTCTGTGTCCTTACCAACTATATCGCCTTGAGGCCGGACGGGATCACGTTCGGGGATGCATCGCTATTCCCAAGCGCTGACGAGTTCGCGCGCATGGATGGGTTCAAAGACTACGAGGACATGCACCGTTGGTTCACTGAACGGTATGACGACGCATATTTCGTGGGGCACATAACTCGGTGGAGGCTCACATGACCGGTCGCACCGTCGCAGAGTGGGTTGGTCGCACGCCAGACAGCAAAGTCCCGGCCTATGTCCGCGCCCGCATCTTCGTCACTCACGGCGGCACCTGCTACCTGAGCGGACGCAAGATCGGCCCCGCTGATGTGTGGGAACTGGAACACGTTGTCCCGCTTTCGATGGGCGGCACCCACGCAGAGTCGAACCTGCGTCCAGCCCTTCGCGACAAGCACAAGATCAAGACGGCAGCGGAAGCGACCGTGAGGGCAAAGGCTGACCGGGTCCGCGCCAAGCACCTGGGGCTCGTCAAGCCCAAGAAGGCATGGCCCTCCCGTCCATTTGCCCAATCCACATACAGCAACACCAGACATGTCGAGGAAGAATGATGGATACGGAACACACGCCTTTGCCTTGGACAAAGTGTGACGAGCAGATACTTGCCGCTGACGGCGAAATGATCGCGGTCTGCTACGAAATGGAAGATGGCACCGATGACCGGGTTAACGCCGCCCTCATCGTCCACTCCGTCAACCTCCTTCCCGAGCTGGTAGAGGCGCTGAGAGAGGCGAGGGTCTATGTGCACCTTGCCGTTGAGGATGATGGCGGCATCGACAACTGCGAAATTGGCGACCGCTTGGCGCTTGAGCGCATCGACGCTCTCCTCGCAAAGGCCACATCATGACCCGCGCAGAAGTAGAAGCACGGCTTGAAGCGATACGCCCCGGCGGTTTCTTTGCCGATCACCACCGCGTCGAAATTCTTACGTCAGAACTTCGCGCCCTCTGCACCGCCCTCCTTGAAAACATGGATAGGGTGGAGGCAGCAGAGCTTGGCTTAGCCGCTGCGGTGCAAATCGCAGGCGAGGCCGCTGAGGAGTGGGACAAGGCGCCGGAAGGAATGCGCGCCGGGAAAATCCTGCTTGCGCTGGCTGGCCGTCGCCCCCGCTACCGCCCTGACACTGATGCAATCCACGCGGTGCTTGCCGCCCGCAAAGCCCTCGGAGGCTCCAATGAGCGTTAAGGATGACGGAGGGCCGGACCTCCACAAGCTAGACACCGACACGCAGGTATTTTTCTACGAGCAGGATTTCTACGTCCTGTCCAACTTCTCATCGTTCCAAGTCGAGTGGAACGGCTGGGTTTTCCCCACTTCAGAGCATGCCTATCACTGGTCGCGGTTCCCTGTCGGAACAGATGCTCGCCAGCAAGTTCGTCTCGCCAAATCGGCGCATGACGCATTCCGCTTCGCTCAAGCGAACAAGGCGATGCAGGTGAACGACTGGGACAACATCAAGGTCATGGTAATGCGGGCCATCCTGCGCGCCAAGGCAGACCAGCATGAGTACGTCCGCCGCAAGCTGCTCGCCACCGGCGACCGCGAGCTTATCGAGGACAGCTGGCGCGATGATTTCTGGGGCTGGGGCGAGAACCGCGACGGCAAGAACATGCTCGGCAAACTCTGGATGGAGGTGCGGGCAGAACTCCGCGCCATGCTCGCAGCCCGTACCACAGGAGAGAATGAATGAGGACGAAGGCACTACAGTGGCAAAAAACGTCGGACACGGTCTTGTGTTGGGCGCACACCGTGCTCGGTTCCTACCGGGTCTGGAAAATAGGGGCGGACGGAGAATGGGACTGGTCTTTTGAAGGGTACGACACCCGCGAAACTTTTATAGGCAAGGTGCCCACCGAGGAAGCCGCCAAGCTTGCCGCCCAAGCCCACTTCGACGCCGCCATTGCCAGCGTGCTGGAGGATGACGCGCCGACCCACCGGCACAAGAAGCGCGGCACCGAATACGTGCTGATCGGCTACGGCAAGATGCAGGCGGAAGAATGGTACGAGGGGCCTTTCGACAAGGACTACGTATTTCACTCGTCAGTCGATATGCGCGAGGTCGCGATCTACCGTTCCGTCGATGACGGCGCACTGTGGGTGCGCCCTCGCGAAGAGTTCGAAGATGGCCGGTTTATCCCCTCTCCCCCCAAAGCAGGGGAGTGAGACAGCATGGATACCAGGCCAGAAGATTGCAGGTTCCGCCAGAAAGACGAGGGGCGCGCATATCCACGCTCTGGGTGCTTTTCTTGCGGGAAAACCCTCATAACCGGCCTCGGGCGCGAGTGCACCGTCGCCGCCACTCCCGAGCCGGTTGCTCCCACTCCGGAACCGATGGTCAAGCTTGCGGACGTTATCGCCGTCATTGACGATAACCAGTATGCGCTAGAGCGCGTGCCGGTCGGCTGGAACCTGCTGGTGAAAATCCGGGCCGGTATCAACGCAATCCCGGTTGCTCCCACCCCCTCTCCTGCCCCCGATATTGCGGGGCTCGTGTCGGACTTGGCCGAATGGGGGCGGCAGGAGGACGAGGGCATAACCGCTGCTGGTCACAGCATCCTGACCCAAGCCGCCACCGCCCTCCAGTGTGTCGCGCAGGAGCGGGATGCGGCGA